CTGGCCGAGGCGGATGAGCTAGGCTATGTGGCCATGCCAAAGCCGCAGGTAGATGACATCGATGTGGGTGGGGCGCTCACGCGCTTGTGTGGTGAGTTCGGCGATTACCTGCGCCGCGTCGATGAGTCGATGCGTGACGGCAAAGTGACCACCAACGAGCGCCGCACGCTAGAGCGCGAGCTGCTTGAGATGATCACGGCAGCGACGCACCTGCAATCCATCTTGAGCCAAACGAGCGCAGGCGAGCGCAATGGCAGATGAAATCTATCTCGCCAGCGTGCGCATGGACGCGCTCATCGACGGCAAGGTTGAGCAGGCAAGGCAAGCAGCAAAAGCCGCCCCTGCCGCAACGGGCCAGTGCCTCAACTGCCAAGCACAGCTGCCAGCTGATACGCGCTGGTGCGACAGCGATTGCCGAGATGATTGGCAGGCCCGCCATGAGCCATGATCTGGCAGCGGCAGGGAGATCACGCCATCGCGTGCGCCGACTACATCATCGGCAGATACAACGTGGGAGGCCAGTCGATCTATGTCTTGTGGCACAACACCGAACGGATAAGCCAGCACTCATCCAGCGCCGCCGCCCGCGATGCCGCCCACCAACACCACAATTCCCCGCGCCCCTGCGGAAAGGGAAAGTAATGAAAGCAAAACAAAACCAGCGCAACGGGTCCTTCCCCACATCCCCCCTCACGGGTAATTCGCGCCTCGAAGTTTTTGGTGTGTGTGGGTTTTTTGGATAGGCAACCGGGATGAGGATTACGCTGGATACTTCCGGGCTGAATCGGTTGCAGGCTGAGGTGGGTTATCTTGGCAAGCAGGCGACGATCAACGTGGTGCGGGCGCTGAATGACTCGGCCTATGCTGCGATGCAGGCCTCAGCAAAAAATATGGCGCAGGTATTTGACCGGCCGACGCCCTGGGTGCTGCGGTCGGTGCGCTATAAAAAAGCGACGACCACCAAGCTCGAGGCGCTGGTTGATTTTGACGCCTGGGGCAATAAAACCGGCGTCACCGCCTCGCACATCTTGCAAGCCGAGATATACGGCGGCCCGCGAAAACTGAAACGGCATGAAGTCGCGCTGCAACGGGCGGGGATTTTGCCACCAGGCAAAGCGATTGTCCCAGGCCCTGCCGCGAAGCTGGACCAGTACGGCAACATGAGCCCCGCGCAGATCGTTCAGATCATGTCTTATTTCAAATCGTTCGGCGAACAAGGCTACCGCGCCAACATGCGTGATGGCGGCAAGCGGCTGGCTAAGGACAATAAAAAGAAGGGCACGCGCGGCTTTGTCTATTTTGCGATCTACGCCCGCCATGGAAAGCTGATCCCCGGCATTTACCAGCGCTTCAGCTTTGGCGCCTTGGGCAGCTCCGTCAAGCCGATCATGTACTTCGTCGACATCCCGAAATACAAAAAACGCTTCGATTTTTACGGCGTGGCCGAACGCGCCGCGCGCGAAGAATTCGCCAAGAAGCTGCCTGGCTACCTCAACTCGATCGACCTCTCCCGCGCATGAATTACCGCAACGCTCAACAAGTCGCCGAGCAGCTCCGCGCTGCAGGGCTGATGCTCGAAACCGTCAAGCGCTCGAATGGCGGCGTGCAAGTGGGCGAGATCATCGTTGAATCCACCCGCTCCGTGCGCTGCGACGTGATGGGCGAGCGCCAAAAACAAACCGGCGCCTATTGGCTGCATGAACTGCGGCTCGACGATGGCATCTGGATCACCGGCGCCTACTGGCTGGATCACGGCAACAGCAGCCAGACCATCGACCTCACCAAAACATGCGAAGGCTGCGGCTATGAAATGCCGCTCAAAACCACCGGCGGCTGCCCGAAATGCGGCAGCAAGAAATCCAAAAAGCACACCCTCTCACCCGAGCAGATCGAAGCCCACAAGAAACGGCTGAAAGAAGCCCAGCGCCAGGCGGAAGCCGAAGCGCACGCCGATGCCGAACGCGCCGCCGCCTGGTCAAATGCCGTGTGGCTTGCCAGCCGAGAGATTTTCAGTCCGAACGAACACGACTACCTGGCTAGAAAGCACCTGGCCAGCGCCCACGGCCTGCGCGTGTTTGAAAGCAATGACGGCGTTATGCTCGATGGCGCGGAAAAAGAAGATTACGAATACCTCGCCAAATTTCACGGCGCGCTGGTTGTGCCCATGCTCGACAAAGACGGCCGCCGTCGCGGGCTGCAATTCATCCTCTCGCGCGAACACCATAAAGACTGGATCACCCGCCGCGAAGGGCGCGACAAGGAATACTGGCCGCGCGGCATGCTGAAAGCCGGGCTGCACTACATCATCGGCGGCCCCATGCGGGGCATCGGCCTGGTCGCCGAAGGATTCGCCACCGCCGCCAGCCTGGCCGAGGCCAGCGCGCTACCCGTCGCCGTGGCTTTCGACGCCAACAACCTCGCGCCCGTCGGCGAATTGCTTTGGAAATCCAACCGCAAGCGCCTGAAAATCCTCTACGCCGCCGATGATGACTGGCTGCAACGCTGCCTCGCCTGCAAGAAAATCACCCCGGTGACTGACGCCACCTGCAAGCACTGCGGCCAGCCACACGGCAAGCAAAATGCCGGTGTCCTGCGCGCCCAGGAAGCCGCGCTCACCACCTCCGGCGCATGGCTGGCGCCGACTTTTTCAGCGCCGCGCCCGGATGATCGCAAGGGAGACAACGACTTCAACGATCTCCGCGTGCGCGAAGGCGAGCAAACCGTCGCCGCGCAGATAAAAAACAAGATTGACGCACTCGAATGGCATATTCCCCCCAACCCTGGTGCGGGGGGCTTTCCTCCCGGGGGGGCGGGGGAAAGTGGTAGAGAGAAAAAAACAGACCTACCATCCATCATCCAAATCGACGAAGCTGTCCAGCGATTCGCGATGATCTACGGCGCGGGGGGCACGTGGTTCGATAGCGCTGAACACATGCTAATCCCGAAAGCCGACCTGCAAGACATCCTGCCCGAGCACGGCATGCGGGACATGCGCAACCAGAAGCGCGTCGTCCGCCTCGATGAAGTCGGCTTCGACCCGGCGGAAAGCGACCCGCGCATCAAATGCAACCTCTGGGGCGGCTGGCCAACAACGCCCAAGCAAGGCTCGTGCAGCGTCATGCTGGAGCTGCTGGAGTATCTGTGCAGCGGCGAAAGCAACCCGCGCGAAACCTTCAAGTGGGTTCTCAACTGGCTGGCCTACCCCATCCAGCACCCCGGCGCCAAGATGCGCACCGCGCTGATTTTTCACGGCCCGCAAGGCGCTGGCAAGAACCTGTTTTTTGAAACCGTCATGCAAATTTATGGCGAATACGGCCGCATCGTCGATCAAAGCGCCATCGAAGATAAATTTAATGACTGGGCCAGCCGAAAATTATTCCTGATCGCCGACGAAGTCGTCGCGCGGGCTGAGCTGTATCACGTCAAAAACAAGCTGAAAGGCATCGTCACCGGCGAATGGATCCGCATCAACCCAAAAAACGTGGCCGCCCATGACGAACGCAACCACGTCAATCTGGTGTTTTTGTCCAACGAACGCCAGCCGCTGGTGCTAGACAAGGATGACCGCCGCTACGCAGTCATCTGGACGCCAGAAAAGCTGCCCGAAGGCTTTTACGCAGACGTAAAAACAGAGCTCGACGAAGGCGGCATCGCCGCGCTGCACTACCACCTGCTGAATCTCGACCTGGGCGATTTCAACGAACACACCAAACCGCCCATGACCCAGGCCAAAGCCGACCTGATCGAAGAAAGTGCAGACAGCATCGACGTGTTTGTCGATGAGTGGATCGCCGGGGAAATCGAAATAAAAGGCGAGCCGCTGCCGTTCATCCCCTGCCTAGGCACGCATTTGTATACACATTACAGCGCCTGGGCGCGTGAAAGAGGTTTCAACAATATCCGGAATCAAAAAAAGCTGATCGGGCACCTGGCAAAAATCCCCGGCTGGTCAGCCGGAAAACCTGTCACCACTAAAAAATCATTCAGCGACCCGACCCGCGTAAGTCGAAAAATGGTGATCCCGAGTGATGACGCCCTGGAAAAAGCCGCAATCAACCGACGAGAACAAACATTTACCCCGCCGCCCGAAGGCGGAAAGCTCGCCTGGATCACCGATTGCTACTTCAAATTTGCCCAGGCAATCGGGGTTGAAGCATGAATTTACTGAAAATACGCCCATCGTACTACGCGTACTACGCGTCGTACTACGCGTCCATCGCCCTGAAAGCCGCATGGATACTTGTACTACGCGTACTACGCGTAACGCGCGCGTATACGCGTAAACAAAAAAATTGTGCACCCTATAAAAATAAAATAACTCTCTCGCGTTTACAGTTTTCCCGTAGTACGCGTAGTATGAGTAATATCAACAGCTTAACGCGTAATCACACGCGTAATCACCACCCCTTACGCGTAGTACGGGAAATTAAGCATCTTCTGGTGGAAAAATGAGCACAACAGCCACCCAAGCCGAATTCGCCCGCCTCATGGGCGTTAATCGATCCACCGTCACCCGCACATGGAAGCAGGCAGGGCGGCTGGTCATGGTGGGCGATCTGGTTGATGTCGAAGCCAGCAGGGCGCGCATCCTGGCGACAGCCGACCTGGCCCGCAGCGATGTCGCCGAACGGCACGCTGCCGAGCGCGGCGCGGTGGTAGGGCAGGGGGTTGAAACCGTAAAAGTCGGCGCTGGTGATACGGCAACAGCGCGTTCCGAAGCGCTACCACCCACCACACCGGCCATCGACCACATCGGCAACAGCTACCAGGCCGCCAGGGCAGTCAAGGAAAAATACGCCGCCCTATCCGCCAAGGCGGAATACGAACGCCTGATTGCCGACCTGCTGCCACGCCAGGACGTCGACCAGGCGCTGGATGATCTCGTCGCCACCATCCGCAGCGGCCTGGAAAACCTGCCCCACCGCGCCGCCGGTCAGCTCGTCGGCAAGGATTACGACGCCATCATCGCCCTGCTCAAGCAAGAAGTTGTGGACATGATGGGCGAAATGCACAAATCCGCCCGCCAGCAATTAGCCACACTGACCGGGCAAAACGTAAAACGGAGTGATGATGATTAAGAAAGTAGCGATCTTGGATAAAGAGTTTTTACAGAGAGACCGCTCGTTAGCCGACACGGTCGCCGTGTCGCCAGCGCCGACTTTTTGGCTTTCGTTCGGAGGCGGAGTGAACAGTACCGCGCTGGCCATCTTGCTTGTGCGTGGGAAGCTGCCGCAGTATGAACCCTGGCGGATTGTGTTTTCCGACACCGGAGAGGAACGCCCTGAAACCTACACCTACATGAGCGACCACTTTGAACCGTGGCTTGCGAAGCATGGAAAGACGCTGGAGGTTGTGAGTCCAGCCGAAACCATCCTTGAGCGATGGGAGCGCCTGAAAGTTACCGGAAGCCGCCTGCTTCGCGGCTGCACGGTAGAAGGCAAGATCAAGCCTATAGAGCGGCATGTTGCGGCTAATGGCGGCGGAGTGCAGTTGATCGGGGTTGATGCCGGAGAAGCGCATCGGATGCCGGATAGGGTGAGGCCGTTGGTTGACCTCAACATTGACCGCGAAGGCTGCGAAGCGATCATTAAAGCCGAAGGGCTGCCGTCTCCAGGGAAAAGCGGGTGCTGGTGTTGCCCTTTCATGCGGGTCGGCGAAGTGATCCGGCTGGCGAAGATGGAGCCGTGCAAGTTTGAGCGGATCGCCAAGCTGGAGGCCATAGCCACCGAAACGCACGGCCCGCAGCCAGACGGCCAGCCGCGCACCCAATGGGGAAACAGGCCGGCGAGCTACTGGCGCGAACGGGCAGGGCAAGGCGATATTTTTTACGACGAGGCCGCTTTAAGCAACGATACGCCGCATTGTGGATGCTATGACGGCTAGCGCAGTAATGGGCCGCACCACCCACACCCTAGCCCTAGCCGCCATCGCCCGCGGATGGAAGCCAAAGCAACCGCTCACCGTGTCCGAGTGGGCAGACGCCAACCGCATCCTGTCGGCCATTGGCAGCGCCGCGCCCGGCGAGTGGAAAACATCGCGCACGCCCTACCTGCGCGAGATCATGGATCAGCTCTCCGAGCATTCGTCCGCCCGCAAAGTTGTGCTCATGGCCGCCAGCCAGGTCGGCAAGACCGAAGCCGCCAGCAACTGGCTGGGCTACATCATGGCGCACGCCAAGGGCCCGGCCGCAGTCGTCATGCCGACCGAAAAATCCATGAACGACTGGGCATCGCAAAAATTCGACCCGATGGCGTCCGAAACCCCAGCCGTTGCCCGCGTGCTGGCCAAGCGCACCAACAGCAGCAGCGAGAATTCCGCCGCCCGCAAGCGCTTTATCGGTGGCATCCTGTATTTCAAAACCGCCGGATCGACCGCCGAACTGAAATCCACCTCCCTGCGCTACGCCATCGCCGACGAAGTGGATGAATATGACTGGAGCACCCCCCAGGGCGACCCCCTTGGCCTGCTGGAAGTGCGCCTGACCACCTTCCACGACCGCAAGCTATTCATCGCCAGCAGCCCCACGTTAAAAGACGCCAGCCGCATCGAAAAAGAATTCGAGAAAGGCGACCGCCGCCGCTACCACGTCCCCTGTCCGCACTGTGGCGAACTGCAACCGCTGGCCTGGGGCAACCTGATGATTGGCAAAAAGCCCAACGCACCGCGCCAAGTCGTTGACGCCTGGATGGTCTGCCGTGAATGCGGCGGCGAAATTTACGAATACCAGAAAACCGACATGCTAAAAGAGGTTGGCCACGGTGGCTTCGCCCGCTGGATTGCAGAAAGACCTGAAGGGGAATATCCGAGCTATACCGTTAACGCACTGTACTCCCCCCTCGGCTTAGGCCGGACATGGCGCGAGCTGGCCGCTGAGTGGATGGACGCGCAAGACGATCCCGCCGAGCTCATGCGCTTCATGAACACGCGCCTCGGCGAAACCTGGGCAGATCGCAGCCGCGACCTAAAGCCGGACGTCCTCGCCGCCCGTGCCGAACCCTACCTGCTGCGCACCGTCCCGGCAGGCTGCCTGGTGCTCACCGCTGGCGTTGATACGCAAGATGATCGGCTGGAGATCCACATCCTTGGCCACGGCCAGGGCGACATCACCTGGACGCTCGACTACCACGTCTTGCATGGCAACCCCGCCGATCAAGCGTTATGGGACAAGCTCGCCGATTACCTGAACGCCATTGCCTTCCAGAATCAGTCGGGACGCACCCTGAAACTCGAAGCCAGCGCCATCGACACCGGCGGGCACCACACACACGCCGTCTATGACTTCGTGCGCAGCGGCCGCATCCGCCGCGCCATGGCCACCAAGGGCGCCAGCACCCCAGGCCGCAGCATCCTAGGCAAGCCATCACACCAGGACGTCAAGCGCAACGGCCAAACCACCCGCCGAGGCGTCGCGCTCTACCTCATCGGTGCCGACACCGCCAAGCACCTCCTCTACAACCGTCTGAACGGTGACGATGACCGCCCACCGCACGAGCGAAAAGTCCGCTTCAGCCAGCAGCTCGAAGCCCATTTCTACGATCAGCTCGTGGCCGAAACCTTCAACCCGCGCAAAAACCGCTGGGAAGTCAAAAAAGGCAAACGAAATGAAGCGCTGGACACCTGGATACTCGCCCTCGCCGCCAGCCACCACCCCGAACTCTACCTGCACAAATGGCGGAAATCCGACTGGGATCGTCGCCGCCTGATGCTCGAACCCGATGCCCAAGAAGTGAGCGGGCAGGTGGCCGACCTACCCACAGCAGCCCCCGCAACACCCATCGCCCCGGCAGCCGAAGAAGAATCCGCCCCACCGCCACCCCTCCCAGACGCCGCCGCCCGCGCCTTCGCCGCCATGCTTGCCGCCAGAAAAAACAGACATGGCGAACGGCGATAATCTTTTTGACCTGATCGAACTCGCCCGGCGCGAAATGCCGGACATCCCCCCAGAAGTCTGGCAACGCTTCGCCGTCCTCGCCAGCCTGAATTTTGGCGCCAGTAAAATCTACATCCCCAGCCAGAAGAAGCGCCACCACCTGAACAACATCGAAGCCCTGGCGCAAGAAAAAGAAACCGAATCCGCCGAAGCCATCGCCCGCCTGCTAGGCATCTCCGTCCGCCACGCCCGCCGGTTAAAGCGCCTGCGGTAAAAGCAATAACTCTTGCGGACATTTCTTGCCTAGAAACCGCCCGCCGCATCCTCGATCATGGCCCCATGATCGAGACTCCAACCACCGCACCGACCAGCTTCCGCGCAGGGGATTCTGCCGCCTGGAAGACCGCGCTCCCTGAATACGACGCCGCTGACGGCTGGTCGCTGATCTACCGGCTGATCCTGCCATTCGGCGCTGCCGCTGAGTTTTCTGCCACCGGCGGCACGGGTGGCGATTACGCCGTCAGCCTTTCCGCCACCGCCACCAGCACCTGGCAGGCCGGGGCGGGAACGCTGCTCTCCCGCGTTGAGCGCGGATCGGGCGCAGGGCTTGAGCGCATCACCCTCGACCAGCAAGCCGTCACCATCCTGCCGAATCTCACCACCGCATCCAGTTTCGACGGCCGCAGCATCGCCGCCAAAGGGCTGGCCGACGCTCGCACGGCACTCGCGCAATACATGGCAAAAGGCCAGGCGCACGTGGCCGAATATCACATCTCTGACCGCGTGATGAAATTTCGCACCACGCAAGACATCCTCGACCTCATCGCTTACTACGAGCGCGAGGTCGCCAAAGAACGCGCCACCGCCGCGCTGATGCAGGGCACCGCGCCCGGCCGCATCTACACCCGGTTCTGATCCCATGCGCCTCAGCGAAAAAATCTCCCGTCTTTTTGCCCCCAAAGAATCCGCCGCCGACCGCGCCGCTTGGCTAGAAAACACCACCCGCAGCGTCGCCACCCAGGTGCAAAGCCGCCTGATCGCCGACCTGCGCCAGGCGCAGCGCAGCTTTGCCGCCGCCGAAACACCCGCATGGACAGCCAGTTGGCCCACCCATTCGCAAGGCATCAACACCGACCTCGAACGCCAGTTGCCAACGCTCCGCGCCCGCGCGCATGATCTGGCCAGAAACAACGAGTGGGCCATCCGCTACATGCTCCAGCTCGACGATAACGTCCTGGGCGAGCAGGGCATCCGGCTGCAAATGCGGCTCAAGCTCTCGGACGGCACGCAAGACAACAAAACAAACGATCTGATGGAAAGCGCCTGGAACCGTTGGGGCCAAAACTGCGAAGTCTCCGGCCTCTGCTGGCGCGAAGTCGAAACCGTCGCACTCGCAGGCCTCGCGCAAGACGGTGAAATCCTTTACCGTCTACGCCCTGGCGCTGGCCCGTTCGGGATACAGATCCAGCTTCTCGACCCCGCCCTGCTGGACGTTTCTTTGCGCCGCGACTGGCAAGGCCGCCGCGTGCGCATGGGCATCGAAATTGATGACGATGGCAACGCCATCGCCTACTGGCTGAAAATGTCGCGCACTGGCGAAGCCACCCCTGACGTGATGAGCGTCGGCCATCACGTCCGCATCCCCGCCGCACAAATCCGGCATGCCTTCGTCTCGCGTGAAGTTGGCCAGCTGCGCGGCTATCCATGGTTAGCCGGTGGCGCCCGCCGCCTGTGGATGTTGCAAGATTTTGAAGAAGCCGCAGGCGTAGCCTCCAGCAACGCCGCCAAGCGCGCCGGTTTTTTCGTCTCGCCCACGGGCGACGCCCCACCCGGGTTTGCCGACACCATCATTTCCAGCGTGCTGGATTCCGCCCGCGCCTCGGGCAAAGTGCTCACGCCGGATGAAATCCAGGCCATCACCGCCGCCGCTGAAAAATACGCCACCACCGTCCCCGGCCAGTTCGACACGCTGCCAAACGGTTACGACTTCCGCAAATTCGACAGCGACTGGCCGAACATCGACGCCGCCAGCCACGTTAAATCCCACCTGCGCGGCTGGACAGCAGCGCGCGGCATGAGCTACGTCACCCTCGGCAACGACCTGGAAAGCGTGAACTACAGCTCCGCGCAAGTCGGCATCGTGGGCGAGCGCGAACATTTCAAGACCATCCAGGGGCAGCTTAAAAAAATGCTCCATGCCGAAGTCATTGCCGCCGTCCTGCCCTACCTGATCCTGCGCACCCCCGGCCTGAAAAGCGCCCGCCTGGATGATTATGCTCGAGCCGTGAGCTGGCAGCCGCGCCGCTGGCAGCCGGTCGACCCCGTAAAAACCGCCAACGCCAACGAAACCAACCTGCGCCTAGGCCTCACCAGTCGTCGCCGCATCATCCTGGAGCGCGGCGATGACCCCGATGAAATCGCCGCCGAAGTCGCTGAGGAAATGGAAATTTACGGCCCCATCAGCACCCCCGGCAGCGCAGCAGCATCGACAGATTCAACCGATGCCAACGATGCAGAAAACGCCAACGCAGACGCCAACCCAGCCAAAGCAAAACAAGCCCCGCGCCGTATCGCCAGCGCCGACTTTCCCAAGCGGACATTTCTTGCCTAGTTTGGCACTTGATAAACAAGGAGACTCCCGACCATGAGCAAACCCGAACAACCCATTGGCGCCCGCAGCCGCATCGATGGCACCCTGCACCGCAGCCTGCCAGCCAGCTTAAGCCTGCGCGCGCAAGACCCCGCCCAGGCCGACGATGGCCTGTTGCGCCTGCGGCTATCCGTCGCATCCGACCAGCCCTATTTGCGTAATAGCTGGTTCGAAGACCCGTGGGTCGAAACCCTCGGCCTGAAATCCGACGAAGTCGACCTCACCCGCCTGAACGACGGAGCCCCCGTGCTGGCGAATCACGACCGATACACCGCCATCGGCAACACCCCATTGGCCGGAATCGGCGCGGTTGAAAAAGCCTGGGTCGAAGGCAATCGCCTGATGGCCGACCTGGTAATCAGCCGCCGCGAAGCCTTGGCCGACCTGCGGCAAGACATCGCCGACGGCCTGGTGCGCAACGTCTCGATCGGCTACATCATCAACGAGCGCGTGCTCGTCAAGGCCAACGGCGAAGGCCAGCCAGACGAATACCGCGTCACCAGCTGGACGCCCTTCGAGGTCTCGCCCGTCGACGTCCCCGCCGACGCCAGCGTTGGCATTGGCCGCGCCGCTGATGGAAACCCAGCCCCAGAATCCCTCGCGCCGCAGTACCGCGTCGTGAGCTTACCGCCCGCCGAGGGCACCCACCAAGGAGATCGCACCATGACTACAGCCAATCAAACCCCGGCGGCCACCCCGACCGCTCCCGCAGCACCCACAGAAATTCGCGTCGCACCCACGGTCGACCACGTTGCCGCCGAACGTGAGCGCGCCCGTGAAATCCGCGCCATGGGTCGCCAGTTCGACGCCAGTGACCTGGCCGACGCCGCCATCGACAACGGCACTGGCATCGACGCCTTCCGCGCGCAAATTCTCGGCCGCATGAAAGACAGCGGAAAACTCCGCCCCGCAGAATCCCCGGAAATCGGACTAAGCGAAAGCGAAGCAAAGCAGTACAGCTTCTGCCGCGCCATGCTCGCCGCCGCTGACCCGCTGCACGCCGCCAGCATCGCCCCGTTCGAAATCGAATGCTCGCGCGCCGCGCAAGACAAGCGCGGCGATTCGCGCGACAAAACCCGCGAAGCCGCCCTCACCATCCCGGTCGACGTCCTCGCCCGTGGCATGAACGTTGACGGCGCCATGGCCGCTGCCGTCGCCCGCAACCTGATCGCCCGCGCCTCATCGCGTGGCCACGAAGTCGCCTACCGCGATTTGCTGGTCGGCACCCCAACCGCAGGCGGCAACATCGTCGCCACCGAACTGCTCGGCTCCAGCTTCATCGACCTCTTGCGCAATGCCATGGTGCTGGATCGCCTCGGCGTCACCTGGCTGCGTGACCTTAACGGCAACGTCGCCATCCCATCAGCCACCGGCTCAGCCTCCAGCTATTGGGTGGCGGAAAACGGCGCCACCACCGAATCTCAGCAAACCTTCGGCCAGGTTGCATTGACACCCAAAACCATCGGCGCATTCACCGATTACAGCCGCCGCCTCTTGCTGCAATCCTCGCTCGACGTCGAAGCCTTTGTTCGCGCCGACCTTGCCGCTGTCTTGGGCCAAGGCATTCAGTTTTCCGCCATCAACGGCCCAGGTGGGGGAACCGATCTTCTCGGCCTGTTGAACACCTCCGGCATCGGCTCCGTCGCCGGTGGCACCAACGGCGGCGCGCCAACCTATGACCACATGGTCGACCTCGAATCCGCCGTCGCCATCGCCAACGCAGACGTGGGCACCATGGCCTATCTGACCAACGCCAAAGTGCGCGGCAAGCTCCGCAAAACGCAAGAGTTCGCCAGCACCAACGGCAAGGCAGTCTGGACCAGCGGCAGCGAACGCGGCGTCGGCGAAGTGCTGGGCTACGATGCAGTAGTCACCAACGCTGTGCCAAGCAACCTCACCAAAGGCACCGCATCGGGCATCTGCTCCGCCATTGCGTACGGAAACTGGGCAGACCTGATGATCGGCATGTGGGGCGGCCTCGACATCATGCTCGACCCCTACACCGGCGCCACCTCCGGCACCAAGCGCGTCATCGCCCTGCAAGACGTCGACGTCGCCGTTCGCCGCGTCGCCAGCTTTGCCGCCATGAAAGACGCTCTCACCAGCTAATAACCCGCCCCTCCTCCAGGGGAGGGGCTTCTTTTTTTTGAAAGGAAGCAAAATGCCCAAAATCCTCATCATCGAATCCTGCGTAGTCAATCACGGCGACGACCGTGGCGGCGTACATCAATCCGCCGGAGACATGCCAGAAGTACCCAAAGACCCCGCCCGCGCCCTGGTAACCGCCGGTCGCGCGCTCTACATCAACAAAACAGACGACCCCGACAAGCAAGGCCGCAACACCGCCAGCCGCGAAATGGTTAGCGCTGCTGAAGCCATGGCCAAAGCCCCCCGGAAAGCATCGCCCGCACCTTTGGTTGCAACCCAGACTGCAACCCAGACGCCCGAAGTAGCTGGTTGATCACTCGGAAAACACGAAAGGACTCACCATGAAAAACCTCCGCCTGCTCTTTGCCGCGCTGCTGCTCTCACTGGGCAGCTTCATCAGTTTCGCCCACGCTGCAGCGCTGTCTGATTATGCCGAAAACAAAACCGTCGACGCCATCCTGCGCGGCCAGGCGCTCGGCGCGCCAGCCACCGGCTACGTCGCGCTATATACCACCTGCCCAACAGACAGCACCGCAGGCACCGAAGTCACCGGCGGCAGCTACGCCCGCGTCGCCGTCACCAGCTCACTCGCCAACTGGGCGGGCACGCAATCGGCTGGCAGCACCACCGCCAGCAGCGGCACCAGCGGCACCACCAGCAACAACGGGACCATCACCTTCCCCGCACCAACGGCCAACTGGGGCGTCGTGACCTGCTGGGGCATCCTGGACGCTGCAAGCGCAGGCAACCTCTGGATTTACAGCGCCCTGACAGTAAGCAAAACCATCAACAACGGCGACGCAGCGCCATCATTTGCCGCAGGCGCCGCGACATTCCAGATCGACAATTAAATCATGACCCTCCGTGACGAAATCCTATCAAGGCCAGATTGCGCCGAAGCGCTTGCCGCAAGAGATTGTGGTGCG